AGCATCCAAGTGGTTTAACAATAATTCACCCTCAAGTGTAGTACGTGAAATTGTTGTTGGTTCGGTCAAGGATTGTGTTTCAAACACTTTAAATGGAGTAGTTGCTCCAATTAAGAAGAGGATAGATACACCCCTTAACTATCTGCAAAAGTTACGCGAAAATATTTCTTGTCAAGCTCTTACTTTCGAAGAAAAGGTTAAATTAGAAAGAGAAAATGTCGTACGTTATTTTTCAGACCTTGGTAGTAGAATTCAAAGTCAAAGACTTAAACATCCCCTCATTAGAGGTTTAGTCTTAACACTACCTGTGATTCTAGCTGGCTGGACAACCTACCGTCTTTACTTCAATAAAGATTCTGTTCAAACTAGTTGGGAAGAGGGTGGTAGAATCGAAACCAAAGATGAAAAGCCGAATCCTTGGTATCGTGATGAATACGAACCTGATGAATTTCAGATTGGTAGACTCACTTCTTCTTGGAAAAATCTCCCTCATGAACAAGTTATCAAAGACATTTCATCTAATTGTTTTAACTGTATTGTGAGATCAAAGGCTGAGGATGTTCGCAGAGCTGATTGTCGTGTGCTATGTTTGATAGGTCACTTATATGTTGCAAATGCTCATGCTTTCAACTTTCGCACTGAAAGTCTGGAATTAACAATTGCTTTTAGACCTGCTGCCTCAGGTTTGGGAGCGAAGTTTGTGTATACAGTATTCGAACGTGATTGTTTCTTTTTGAAAGATAGAGATTTGGTTTTCTTTTGCTTGGATTCAGTTCCCCCAAGAAAACGTCTCATAGATTTGTTTCCTAGTTCACGGTTTAAAACTGTATGTAATGGAATTCAAATTAATCGTGATGAGAAAGGAATCGTAAACACTCAGAGCGTGCGAGGAATCAAACATGGTGAATGTTCTCTCTTTTCTCCACCCATACCATGTGTGTATGGTACCGCAGAACAAAATACTGTTCGTGGAGATTGTGGTTCTACTTTAGTGGGTTTTACACCCAGTGGGCCTGTCATTTTGGGCATTCATGTTCAAGGTGGAGTAAACAATATTGTAGGTTCTTCTCGTATTTATAGAGAAGATATTGATCAAGCTATGTTAGCTCTTAACGCTTCTGAAATCCAATCTTCTATACCATTTTTGGAAGACTTGTCAGGAAATCCGATAGCAATTGGTGAATTGCACCACAAATCAACATTTAGATATATTGAGGAAGGAGTCTGTACTGTTTATGGCAGTTTAGAGGGTTTTCGACCTAAGAATCGGTCTAAAGTAGTTGATACTATTATTTCACAATCAATGCAAGCACGAGGATATGAAGTTGAAACCGGTGCACCTGAGATGCGTGGTTGGAGACCATGGCGAAAAGGAGCTCTTGATATTGTTGGTCAAGTGTTTAACGTTAGTCGTGCAGACGTTCGAGCATGTGTTGATGCCTTTGCTCATGATGTCATATCCTCATTACCAGCAGACCAATTTAAAGAAATGTTGGTACTTGATAACGACGCTACCTTAAATGGATTACCTGGTGTTAAATTTATTGACAAGATGAATCGAAAAACTTCAATGGGATTTCCATGGCGTAAAAAGAAAAGTTGTTTTCTCAGCGCTCCATGCTTCTTTGAAGAATGGAAGGATTACGTCAAGTTCGATGATTATTTTTATGAGAGAGTGGATAGAATAATCGACACATATCGAAGTGGATGTAGGCACATGCCTGTTTACATTCAACATCTGAAAGATGAACCGCGAGCTTTAGAAAAAATTGTAGACGGAAATACTCGAATTTTTGGTGGAGCTCCAGCAGACTGGAGTTTCGTGATGCGCAAGTACTTACTCTCATTTGTTCGTGTAGTTCAGAATAATAAATTCATTTTTGAAGCTGCACCTGGTACAAATACTACATCTTACGAATGGGATGAATTGTACCATTATCTCACACAGTTTGGTATTAATCGAAACATTGCTGGTGATTTCTCCAAATATGATAAACGTATGTCAGGCGTCTGGATTTTAGCAGCTTTTCAATTTATCATCAAAATTTTGAAGCATGCTGGATGGCCAGATGCAGATATTATGGTTATCCTAGGTTTAGCTGAAGATGTAGCTTTTCCCTTGTGTGATTTCAATGGAGATTTGGTCGAGTTTTGGGGATCCAATCCTTCAGGACATCCTCTGACTGTCATCATTAACTGCATTGCTCACTCCCTGTATATGCGGTACGTGTGGTTGACAGTGGGTCTCATTCTTGGCGATTTTAAAACTTACGTTGCTCTCATCACCTATGGTGATGATGATGTATTAAACGTCAGTGCTGAAATTACTACTTATGACCACACTGTTATCCAGAGGGAACTGGGTAAAATTGGTGTTAAATACACTATGGCAGATAAGGAGAGTAACTCTGTACCTTTCCTAAATATGAGTGACATCGTGTTCCTCCAACGGGCATGGCGTTATGATGAGGAAATTGGAAGTCACATGGCAGCATTAAATGAAAAATCCATATCAAAAATGTTGACCAAGTATATACCATCAAAAGTGGTGTGTCCAGAACAACATGGTGTGGACATTTTGCAAAATGCCTTGCGTGAGTATTTTTTCCATGGTAGAGAAGTATTTGAAGAACACAGAATCATGTTTTTGGAAGTGATAGAAGAAAATAAACTTGAACCTTTTTTCACAGAATTTCCAACGTATGAGGAGTTTAAGCAGGAATACATTGATAATTCAATCGATGTGTGGCCTACTGGAAGATGTCCTCTTTGTTAGAGGAAACCCCGGGCATCTGATATAATGTCCATTAAACCAAAATATATCCGTAAGGTGATAGTTACTTAATGAGTTAATATGGTCTACAAAAAGACTCATGATAGGATCACCGCGATCTCCGCACGGGCGTTCCCCGAAGTCACTATTTAGTGATGCTAATCTGAGAGGCAATAGACCCCCCCAGTGTACCTTATAAGTGTAGAGGTGCACAATGGTTCCGCACTTGCTTTTTTAAACCAAAACACACACAGTGTGCAGGAAGATTTATTGAGTACTTCCTACACTCTTATCGAGACTCAACTTGAGCTGCAGTCAGCTCAATATACTGAAACATCTAATGGTTCACCTGACCATTTGGCACAAGAACAAATTGTTTTTGCAGATACTCACATTGCACAACGGATCACATACGGTGATCTGAATGATGATTCATTCCATCATGATACGGAAAGTACTGCCTCTTTGGCGAATTTTCTGAGTCGACCAGTGAAGATTCATTCATTCTCGTGGAACCTAAATGATCCCACATATGTTACTGCGAGTATTAAACCTTGGACTCTTTACTTCAATCACCCAGTGATTTTGAAGAAAGTGTCTAACTTCTCCAGGCTTCATTGTTCACTGCACATTAAAGTGATTGTGAATGCCACACCATTTTATTATGGTTCATTGAGATTGGTTTACCAACCTCTACCTGATCAACGTAGTCTACTTGTAGAAGACAATGATCTAGTACCTTTATCCCAACTACCGGGATTTTACATTGAACCACAATCAATGACAACTTCTGAGATCACATTACCTTTTGCTTGGCCAGGAAACTGGCTTGACTTAGGGTTAGGTGCTAATTTTGACAACATGGGCATGATTGATTTCCATCAATATGCCATGTTAAGGTCTGCCAATGGATCTGGAAGTACGGATGTGACTGTTGCTGTCTTTGCCTGGGCCAGTGAAGTTGAACTTGCTGGTCCAACTTATAGCGGAGTTATGCAGTCTGAAGAATATTCTGAAACTTCAGGAACTATCTCAACTCCTGCGACTGCAGTAGCTAATATTGCCAGTAAGTTAACCGATATTCCATACATCGGGCCGCTTGCTTCAGCAACAGCAACGGGAGCTCGTGTAGTATCGGGTATTGCTAAACTCTTTGGATATTCCAATCCACCTATGATTGATGACGTACATGCATTTCAGAATAAAACATTTCATGCATTTTCCAATTCGGAAACACGTATGCCTATTGACAAATTGAGTTTAGATCCCAAAAATGAGGTTTCCATTTCATCCTCACTTGCGGGACTTAATGAACAAGATCCTCTTGCTTTCAAAAATCTATTATCAAAAGAAAGTTATATTGGAAACACCATGTTTAGTGGTATATATCCAGAAGAAACTCTAATTTGGTCTACGTATGTATCACCCGCCTATCGTATTTCACGTACGAGTGGGGGGGGTGCTTATCAAACGTTACCACCAATGAGTTATGTGGGTGAAATGTTTCGCTTCTGGCGTGGTAGCATCATCTACAAGTTTAGAATTATCAAAACACAGTATCATAAAGGGCGTCTCACAATTTCGTGGGATCCCAATAAGGATATTGCCGCAGATGCTGATTCAGACTCTGCGTGTTTCACCAGAATTGTTGATTTAGAAACAGAAGAGGAGATTGAAGTTGAAATCCCATACCGTGGACTTTCACCTTATCTTAAATTAGGAGATGCAAATCCCTACTCTAGTTTATCTTCGCCTTTATATCCACCTCTGGATAAAGGTACCTATAATGGTTGTTTAACTGTGCGGATCCAGAATGTGTTAACGGGACCAACAGTTACGCCGGATATCAATATTCTTGTTTATGTTCGAGCTGGAGATGATATGCTATATTCAGCGCCCCGAACTATTAATCCACTTTTGACCACATTTGATCCAGCAGGAGTAATTCAAACTACGTTTGAACCAGAACTAAATGTAGAAAAGAGCATTGCTCAAAATTCTGTAGGTTATGATGAGAAAGTTGCTATGATTACTACTGGAGAAAATATTGTTTCTTTACGACCCTTGTTGCATAGAACTTCTCTATCCACGGTTCAGCAATTTGGATCCATGACGTCCGCACTGGCTTCTGGAAATGTTACCACAGCAAATTTGCTATGGCGCGTTCCAGTTGGTCCGGGTAGGACCCCCCTGGGTTATAATTACGATATTACCGATGTACCATACAGTTATGCTACACAACATCCCATCAACTGGGTATTGGAAATGTTTATGGGGTATAGAGGTAGTATTAATGTTCACATCAATCCACACAGTGAGAATATAGCTAATGTTTCTAACATTAGTACTTTGAGTGTGTCTAGATTCTATGATGATCCCATCATCAACGTGAACCCAGGTGATTTCTATAGAAACACTTTTTCTGATAGTGCACAAGTCTTACAAACAGCTAAACTGGCTCGTTGGACATGTGCTACTTTTGGTACAACTAGCGGATATAATATAGCGAGATTGGCTGATGGACAATCGGGTATGTCTTTGACAAACCCTAATGGTCAACCAGCTTGTTCGGTGAATTTACCACAGTATCAGAAGAATCGATTCTTTCCAGCTTTTCACAGTGCTCGCAATGTGGACTTCTGTACTGGATCAACTTTTTTTGATGAACTGCGAGTTAGTGCAATATTCAATTTTTTGAACGCACCAACTGCCGCAAACAACAATAATCCTTATCCATTCTTCAGCGTTTATTACGCCGCTGGAGTGGATTTCCAACCTTTGTGGTTTTTATGTACACCCCGTGTTTTCACGGTGGCATCACATCCAATCACTAAGGTCGTGACATAGTCACACCTAAAAGACTGTCATGTCTAATGTGACAGTGCCCAACCTTGAAAAGAACAGCCCTATGGGGTTAGTTTCAGT